CCTTACCCTGTGAATCAACAGTATCATAATCAGTTTGATCAGTTACTGATGCATCATCTGGATCAAAATATAATGATCTATCCTGAATATATCTCAAAACTTTTGTTTCTTTATCCCATGATGCAACGTAACCAACAGCTACTCCACCAGTTACAACTTGACTAATCTTAGTACCAATTGTTGGAACTGCAGTCGTGTTACTTGGGAACTTAAGTGCATTCATGGATGAATATGTATCATTGAAGTAAACAGCAGTTGTGCCAATTGATGTTGGATTTTTAACTAATGTTACTTGAGCAAATTTAGTGTCTACTGGGAAATCTTTGTTATCACCTCCAAATCTTGCATAACAAAGAACCCTATCAGTTCCCAATTCTTCGTAAATATTATGACCATGACCTTTTGAGGGAGGTATAATTGGAACCAATTTGGCAAAATTACTAACACCTTGGTTAATTTTTCCCAAATCTACAATTCCGTAAGTATAACCTTTACCACCTGATGATACAACTGCGTTAGTAATACTTCCATTGACAACATCAACAACTACTTTCCCACCTGTTCCATCACCAAGAATAGGAAACTCTTGACCTAATCCACCAATATATCCTGGCCCACCTTGTTTTTCAATATAAACTTTCTTTATCTGATTATTGTTTACATCGGAGTCGCCATTTTCACGAACTGCTTGTATGACTGCATCTGTTGTTGTAGACCAATCATTTGGAACAGCGATAAATTCAGTTGAATCGAATTTAATAATATCACTAGGAGAAACTGTATATAAAAACTTCCAAATATAACCATCTCCACTTTCGCCAGCCTTTGATGGTTCCAAATCGGTGAATGTTGGTTGATCTTGTGATGCATTACCGGTTGTATTAATACCAGAAGATCCATTATCAATACAAATATAAACATTAAAGTTTTCGTTTATAACATAATAGTTTGCATCATATAATCTTGAAGATTTTGTGACCGGTGATTGTGAATTAATACTATAATCATGTCTATACATTTCATATCTTGTTCCTTGAGTCCAATCAACCTTTCTTATTAAACGTCTTACATTCTTTCCTGTTACTCTCTTTCCAAATAATGTTGTGTCTCCGATATGATTATTCGTGTTAATATTATCAACTGGATTAGGGGGATTGTCATCAAAAGTTGATTCTCTACCAAATCCTACTACAGTTGCATTTGGCAGTCCTAATGTGACATAAAATGAATTAGTTGGATCAGCTCCTCCTACTCCGGTAACTGTGTCTACGAAGTTACTTGCATTTAATATTCTAAACTGATCAGTAATGACTGCTGGCATTTTATTACTTTTTTTCTATATTTATACGTAAAATCGTCAAGGTAGTTTATCCTTAACTGCACCGGTATCACGAATACCAAAAACTCTCCTCTGAATTGTTGGGAATGTAGATATTCCTACACCAGTTGAAAGTCCAACTGTGTTTCCAGTAACACCGATTGCGATTGGGTTGGGTCTACTCATGTTTGCACCTTGAGTGTATAATCTACCCCAAGAGAAGTTACCTCTGTCACCAGTGGTTCCAACAGATGTGGTAAGACCTGTATGAGCAGTTCCTGAGTGAATATTTGCCAATATTTCACATACACCTGAACCAGATGTATAATTTAATTCTTTAATAATGTATATATTATCGGCAAATTGTGTTCCAATACCAACTATATCACCATCATTACCACTAAGATTTAATGATGTTACTCCAGTTCCCACAGTTGTATTGAAAACATATATTGGGTATCCAACCGCTAATGTATTAAAATTACCAGAAGTTCTTGCCAAACCAATTCGTATTCCTAATGTTGAAACACCAATTACTGCAGTAGATATACCCGTTACAATTCCACTAAATCCTTGAACATCTTTAATATTAGTTATATTCTCAGAAATCACCTCTGGGGAAGGAGCAAGAACTTGTGGTGGCGTAGTAGTTGTATAACCAAGTCCTATGTTGTTCACTGTGACTGTAGTGATAACACCATTTGTAATGTTACCCGTGGCAGTTGCAAATGTAGCAATGCCTGAAGCGACTGCTGGTGCTGTGGTGGCTGCAACGCCTAATGGTGCTCCGATTAAGATGCTTGTGGTAGATCCTACGTAACCACTACCACCATCTATAACATTGATTTGGGATATTGTTCCTGCAGCAGAGACTGTGGCAGTCAATTTTGCAGCGACAGGACTGATATCATTTATAATAAGTCCACCAAAAGTAGTATTTGTTGTGGAAGAGTTATCATCTTCATAATCAAAGAAATTGGCATCATCAACAAAAATATTATCAGTTTCACTAGTTGATAGATTTCCTATGATTCTAGCAGTTGGGAATATTAAAGGTTCGAGAGAATTTCTTGCCTTAGATACCACTTGACCTCTAATAATTTTATCAACTTTTTGTTTTCTCCAGTTTATGATAGGTTTAAAGGTATTTCCAATACCAGCTCCGGTGTATATTTCAGTTTCAAATGTATCTGATGTAGTTATTCCAACAACTGTTCGTGGAGTTTGTGAAGAATCAATCGATCCACTATCAATGGTTCCAATTTCAATTACATCACCAGTTTTTAATGTTTCTGCAACTTCCTTTATAGTTGTATCTGGATTACTACCACCTGAAGTTCCTTTATAGAAGAATATTGCAATATCATCAGATTTATCAGGTGGAATTGCAAAATTAAATGTAGTACCACCATCAAAGGTATATGAAACTCCGGGTTCTTGGAGAACACCATTCACGTAAATTGATAATAAATTTTGCATTATCATTTCAGGATCATCAGTTTCAAAACTTAACAATTCTCCATTTAATTTAATTGGGAATCTTGTTCGTTCACTGTTTTGCAAACCTTTGATACTATCAATAAAATCGAACTCTCCAAAATCCCAAGATGCAAAGTTGTCAGTAAATATCTCTGTTACCTCTAAATCAAATTCACTAATTTTTGTTGACATTCCGTATGCTGTAACTAAACCCACTGGTCTAATCACATCACCTTTCTTAAATCCAAATCCACTTCTTGTAATTTTAAATGATTCTACAGTATGTAAAGTGGATCCTACACCTACAGTAGAACTTGCACCGACATTAACTGATACCTTAAGACCGAATCCAGTCTCAGTTGTAGCACCAATTCCTAAACGAGATACACCAATAACTTCAAGATCCTCATATGTTGGTTCAGGCACGTTAATTTGAGGATTAGTATAAGATATACCCGCACCTGCAACGGTGAATGCTAAAGTTCCACCAGCACCAACTGTAGCAGTAATACTTGCTCCGGTTCCACCTCCACCACCTTGTCCAACAAAAATTGTGATTACATTACCATTAACCGCTGTGATTGCTGTTTGTATACCAACAATCGGATCTCCACCTATTGAATTACTTGGAGTCGGGCCTGATCTTGGATAAGGATGCTCTGAACCAAAATGATCTTTAGAACAAGTGAATACAAGACCACCTGTATCAATACCAACTGTGTCGCTTGTAGTTAATCCATGTCCACTATCCAATGTAATATCTAAGTATCCTGTATGTGATGTGTAAACTGCGTCTCTTGCTGTATATCTGTTATTTGAATTACTTGCAGATAAAATAGATCCAATACCAGATCTCACAAATCTATGCTCATAGGCAATATCAGTAATACCTATCGCTACTGTGCCTCTATAACCTGATCCATGTCTATCTAAAGTTCCTATACCTACTGCAGTTATCTGACCAGCATTGTTCTTAACCGCTGTTACTGCAGCACCTGCTAATGGTGCAATACCCAAACCACCTGTTGATCCAAGAGATACCACCATACCTCCTCTTGGTAACTGATTTAAGTTTACATCAGATTCACTGGTAACTTTTGTAGATCCATCAGTTGAAGTAATACCTGTAAATGTGATTGTTGTTATACCTGCTGTAGTATCACCAATAAAATCATAATTGTTACCTTGATTATTTTCTGTGGTTGGAGTTTGGAATATTCCATTTAAGAGCACTATACTGCCACCAGTTTGAATACCAGTTGTATTTGCTCCACCAACTTTAACAATATGTGTCGCACCCATTCCAGTGAAACCATCTGATATATCATCAAATATTCTATTCTTTGCATAATCATTTCTGAGATAAACTCTTCCATGAAAATCTGATCGTGGGAATTCAAGACCAGATGCATTTTTAGTTACAAAATTAGTTCCTCTAGGTGCTTCAGTGAAATGAATAGTGCTATCAATTATATTATATGAACCTTTGAATTTTCTAACTGCAGTAGAATCATTATGAGATGCTGCAGTTGTTCCTAAAGAACCTCTCTCAACACCAACTAATTTAAATGATCCACTTCCAGAAATTGGGCCTATCGCAAGTGTTCCTAAACCAACTGAATTGACTTTTAATATTTCAGTGCCAATTTTTAACAAATCACCTTGTGCAATTGAAGAAATACCTGCAACACTTGCAATTGTATCTGTTGCAGATATGCTACCACCATTATTTGTTAAAGTGGTATTGACTGGTGTGAATGCTATAGGTGATTGTATTAATCCATCTACATTTATTATAGTTTTTTCGAGTTTCTTACTCATTCCAAGTTTATGAACATTACCTGCACCTAATGATGTAAATGTCACTGCAGTACCAGCATTAGCATTAGATTTACTTGTTGCTAATTTAAACTTATCACTATTTTCTCTGATCACAAATACATCTGTTGGAAGATCAGTTCCCGGTGCAGTTTCCATTGCATCCGCTGTAACTCCAATAAATGTGCTTCCGGGAGTATATTGTAATTTTTCACCAGTGCTAAAGAAGTGGTCTGGAATGAAAAATTCTCCCGTAGCAGCGTTTAAAGTATTTGTGTTTGTAGGTGTAAAAGTTTTAGAAAATATTGGAACACCATCATGTTTTAATTCAAATGCTGTCTTATTTGCCCTAGTACCATTAACTGCGTTGTATTGACTTACAGAAACTGACTCTGTAACACGACCATAAATTAAATCTGGAGGAGTATTGAATAAATCAAGATCTGTATATAAAAGTTCACTATATGCAGATACTTCAACATCAGTAAATCCACTGTCAGGGTTAAATCTTATACTAAATTTATTATTTGCATAATTTGAAATGAATGTTCCAATACCCGATGTGCTTCCAATAGAAATAAATGGATAATGAACGATGGATGTGTCTGTACCATTATGTGTAGCTAATACCTCATGAATTGCAATCGTTGATCCTGCAGCAACCTTAACAATACTCTTTATAGTACTAAACTTATTAGAATCTACCCCAACAATTGTAGATGTACTCGAAACTCTCTTAAAGTTAGACTGTAAGTTCACACTTCTTTCATTTCCAGCAATTTCTGCAGAATTTTTAAATCTAAATGTTCCAATACCAACTGATGTGAGTCCAAATCCAACTGTTTTAGATCTTATTGTTGTAGTGTTTATACCAGTATTTTCAAAATCAATTGATAAGATACCACCACTTAAATTAGAAGTGAATGTTCCAATAAAATTAGATGATAAATTTGGAACGTCTCCACTGTCAACATAATATTCACTAAAGTAAGAATTTGTCCCGTCATGTGTGGCATAAACATCAACTAAATTTTTCTCATTTGTTATATTATCAGTTACTTCAATTGTTGAGTAGAAAGCAGAAGTGACACCTATGGGTGAACTGACAAGACTAATAGTAGCACTTGGATCTGCAGTTTTTGCAACACCTATTAAGTTTGCGAATCCAATACTTTGAGTATTAATACCCGCTGTAGGACTATTAAATTTACTACGATATATTTTTATATCTAAATCATCATCAAATGGATCAGTTGGTGTTATTCTCAAGAAAGTATCACTAGTTGCAGAATCAGTAAAACCCTCTACATCTAAAATTTTCTGTGTTCCAATACCTAAATTATTTCTTTCAAAAGTAAATGTATCTAAACTATCTTTAAATACGACTACTTCATCAATTTGAATTTCATTTGTAGATGGATTTTTTGATTGAACTAAGAAACTCTCATAATCAGCGTTTATGGCGAGTTGGATTCTATTATTTTGAGTGCTATTAGTATTTGAGAATAATGAACTTATATCATCAATATCTAACACTCTATTTGTTCTACATTCGATAAAACTAGATAATTTTGTGTTTTTCAGTTTTAAGAATTTTGATGTATTATTAAGTGTATCTACATCTTCAGCAAAATCAAAATTATTGATAGTATCAACTCTCTCTTCGCTGATTAAATCCCTATTAATTATGATATTAGAAACAGAACTTATGCCTGATTTTGCTGTTGAAGTAATTCCAGTATCTGCAAAATTCTTTAGACCTGATGTATGAACTAATCTATTAACTGGATCAACAATTTCAGAAAAAGTTATGGGGCTCTGAATCGTATATGATAAATTTTGATAATAATCATTATCTGATAAAACTTGATAATCTTCACTTAATCTACCGATTTCGTCATTCCATCCACGATCCTGCCTCAAGGAATAATCAATATTAAATACACCTTTGTTATTAGATATTGAATTTATAGTAGCAACTGTACCAGATATATCACCCCTTATCTCATCTCCGATGACCAACTCTCTTTTTCCAGTGATTTTTATGAACTCATCTGGATTATTTTCCAATACACTTAAATTAGAGAGAACAAAACTTCCACTTTCTTTTACACCTAACCTTTCACCTACTGTAAACTCAGCTGATTTTTGAGTAGTTTTAAACTGTGGGTACTTATTAAAATTAGTTATTGTTGCATAATTTGTTGTGGATGTTTTTGCCACACCAACTGCAGTTGCAATTCCACTTAAATTAAATTCCAATACTGCAGGTGCAGTATTTTGATAATCAGTTATAGTAAAGAAATCATAACCATAATCTGTCGAGTTATAACCTGTACCAGCAGTAGGATCATCAAGTTCAATACCTTCAACAAATATTTTGTCCCCAACTGCAAACGGTGCCACTGTAAATCCACCAATTGGTGTAACTAATGTGCATGTTACAATACCTGCAGAAGTTGTATTTGCTGCACCTACAACGGTAGCTACTGATATACCGTTTGAATTATTGATAGTTCTTATTTTTTGTTCTACAGGTTTTAAACCTCTAGGAGAACTAATTATACTAACGTCTGATATAGAACTAGATGATAAAGTCAATTCAATCACACCTTGATCTGTCAATTCACCTGTTTCTGGATCCACAATTACAACATCAGGTGCAGTAAGGTACTCTGCTCCTCCAGATATAACTTCAATATTTGAAATAAGATCAGAATTTATTAAAGTAATTGTCGGAGATATTCTGGCTTCAGGTTTTAATGTTCTATCCGAAGAATATTCAAAACCGGGATCTAAAATACGAACTTTATTAATTTTGTTTATATTGTCAGATAAACATAGTATTTTTGCATTAATACCATCAGCAGATGTAACACTAGATATTCCGGGAATTTTTTTATAACCTAAACCAGATGAGGCCAAGTTAATTTTACCAACACCACCACTTGCTGAAGTAGAATTGGTAATATATGTCATATTATCAACATTACTTTGTACATAAGTAAGTTTTTCGGGAACTTTTCTTAGTGAAATATTGAATGATGTTGTTCCAACTCCAAAAGTAGTATATTTTCCTTCATAAACACTAGAAACATAATTAATTTTTGAAGCATTTTTTACATCTGAATCGCTAGTGCTTATAAAACCTGATTTTTCAATGGCATAGTATATGTTTACTGGATTATCTACATTATACTTTAAAGTAACTGTAGATGTTGTACCAACTCCGACTGTTCCAATTTTTTCGATTGCAAATGTACTTGTTGTTCCAGTCGATACAAATTCATTATGAAAATCTTTATCATAATAAAAATTTAAATTATAACCATTTAATGATGAATCTGAAACATAAAATACTAAGTCATTATTTTTAACAACTGATAATGGAGGATTGACTAATGATATGGTTTGTGTAGATCCCCCGGTATTTGTTGTTATTCCAACAACAAGAGGTGGTTCATTTATTACATCCTTTCTTGTTACTCCTAATTGGAAAGAATCATCGTCAATTCTATACACAAAATAGCATGAAGTTGTTAATCCAGTTGCCTGATTTGTATAACCATCATAATATACCTTTTGACCAGTTTCAAATCCATGATCTGTCAAAAATATAGTATCTGTTCCAATATTTGATTGTACAATGCTTACAGGATTGATAAGTATCTTATCTTGAGAAGTTGAATATTTTACAATTACTGATGTTGATATACCAAGTCCACCAGAAATATTGGATTCAAGAGTTAAATCTACAGTATCTAATTCTGTTAAATTATGGGATGTTGTTACAGCAACGTGTGCAGTTATTTCCTGTGCCTTACCAGTAACTTGTGTATGATTTGATTCAAGTAAATATTCAAAATTATCATTCGGTGCAGTTTTAAAGAATATTGTTTCACCAGTTTTTTCAGTAGAAAGTCCGATTAAATCTTTAGAAATTCT